CTGCTCGACGAGTTGGCGGCGTTCCCGAACGGCGTCCACGACGACCAGGTCGACGCTATGAGCCAAGCGTTGCAGCGCCTCGATCGTTCGCTGGCGGCGGTGTCCCGCCCGACGGGGGTGATGCCGTCGCTGCGTCCATCGGGGCGGCGTGGCGGGGGATTCGGGGCGGGGGTGCGCCCACGGCGGGCGTCGGGGTTCCCTCCGCAGTAGCCTTCTAAGGCGCGCACCCCCGGCATGGGGCGCGGCACCAGGCACGACCCCCGAACCACGGCCCCGCCCGGTCGCCGGGGGTCGTGCCGCGTTTGTGTAAGGCTTTCGACACATCAGGTAGCGCTGCCCGATGGCGGCGAGAGCGCCGACGACTCAGCATCGTCGAGGCCGTGACCCCGAACCGAGGAACCGATGCGTGCGTCGTCTACTTCCATCCATTCTGATTGCCCTGTTGCTCGTCGCGTGCGGCGACGTCGAAACGCTGCGTGTGAGGCACACGGCTACCCGTAGCGGCGACGTCCTACCGTCGGCGGTGCAACCCGCGTTAGGTCCGCCGATCCAGTGGCGGCTCGCCGAGTGGTACGGCGGCGCGGCCGTGACACTGTTCAACGCGACGGTCGCGTGGAACACTGAGGTCGAGCGGGCCCGGCGGCGTGCCCTCGCCCCGCCTCCGCCGGGCCGCTCCCAACCGAGCACAAGCACACAAGGTAGGAACATTCCTACTGGCCGCTGCGGCGGTGATCTCCCGCCGTGCTCGGTGATGATGTGCGAGTCGGGCGGGTCGACGACGATCGTGAACCACAGCCGCATCCGACCGGCGGGGAAGTGGCAGATCATCACGTCAACGTGGGCGGGGTACGGCGGCTACGCCACCGCTGACCTCGCACCCGAGAGCGTGCAGGACGAACGCGCCCGCCAGATATACGCAGGCGGTCGGGGTCGCGGGCAGTGGGAGTGCTAGCCCGCTACGCTTCGCGGTGGTGACGACGAGCGACGAGTGGGCGGCGTGGGCAGACCGGCTCGCATCCGACGCCGCCGATCTCGCTGCGTTTCTGCGCACCCCACCGCCTGACCCGGAACCCGAGCCGCCTGCTGGCGCGAAGTTGACGTGGAAGCCGCCGACGCTCACCAGCCCGACGACGGTCGACGTCACGAACGCCACCCGGACCCGCACGCTCGACACGAGCAAGGATTACATCGTCAACGTGACTGAGAAGATCACCGAGGCGGGCGGTATCCAGATTCAAGGCGGCCGCAACGTCGTGCTCATCGGCGGCGAGATTCACAACAGCAAATGGCACGCGTCGGGCAGCGAGCGGGAGAAGTCGAACCGTGCGCTGTACGTGCACAAGTTCACCGGGACGTTCCACGTCGAAGGACTGTGGGCGCACGGCAATATCAGCGACTTCATAGACGTGGACTCGCGCCCGTCGAACACGGTGCTGCAAGTGCAGAACTGTCGCGCTGAGGGTCTGTCGAGCGTTGCCGCAGAGGCGAGCAACCACGCCGACGTGATCCAGTCGTGGGGCGGGCCGACCGGCGCGCTGCGCGTCGACCGGCTCACCGGGTACAGCGACTATCAGGGCATCTTTCTCGACCCGACGAAATATGACCCGGTGCCGATCAAGCTGATTGACCTGCGACGGGTGAACCTCGAAGGGCTGAACCCTCAGGGCCGATATCTGCTGTGGCTGCGCAGCCAGGCGGTGGCGGTCGAGGACGTGTGGGTGCAACCGGGCCCGAAGTACCCGAACGAGTCGGGCGTCTACCCGGCGTCCGATCCGCTCGCGGCGAAGATCAAGAAGGGCCGACCGCCGGGCGGTGACTTCGTGCCCGCTGGTGCGGTCGGCATGGGGTACGTGTCACCGGGGTACGTGTGATGCTCGACGTGCTCTGCGACGCCTGCCACGCCGACGCTCACGACGCCTGCCAGCGGGGGCTCTGCCTCTGCGAGTGTCGAGAGCACCCGTCGACTCTCGCGGCGCTGACGGGTGTCCCCGACGGGATCGGCCCCCCAACCGATACTTGACGTTCGTCTAATAGACGCATATCCGCTGGTGCAGCGGCGTATAGTGCGCGTATGGAGCGGTACTCGACGACGCAGGTCGCTGAGCGGTCCGGTGCGACCTACCGACAGTTGGACTATTGGGCACGCAACGGGGTGCTCGAAGGGTCGGTCACGCTCGGCAACGGTTCCGGTTCCCGCCACGTCTACTCAGCAGCCGATGTCGAGCGGGCGCGTGTCGTTGCTGCCGTGTCGCAGCTAGGCGCGACGTCGCCGATCCTCGCGGCGCTCGTCGAGCACCTGTCTGGTGACGACCTCCATTCGTGGCCGCTGCTCCTGTTCGTCCTCGTCGACGGCACCGTGTCCGAGACGATCGTGCCGGGCGTCGCCTGCTACGTCGTCGACGTCGGCGGGCTGTGCGCCGCAGGGTTCGGCCGGCATCGGGTCCGCGCCCCCGCTGCGTAGCGGGCTAACGTTTCTCATGCCCCGCGACGACGCCCACACGCTGCGACGGGCCGCGTTCATCGTCACCGCCCGGCAATCGAACAAGCTGATGACGCGGCTACTAGTGCGGCTGCTGTTCCGGGTCGCACGGCAGATCGAACGTGAACACCCACCGACGAGCCCGGTCCGCTGGTCCGGTCAGGATCAACGCGACTCAGGTGCGCCGCGTGTCCTCCGCGACATCGGCGTGTCACGCGTCACCTACCACGGCGGCGGCCGGTAGCGGGCTAACGTCTGCGGGTATGGCGACTGGTAGCGCTCCGGCTTTCGTCGATATCTGGCGAGCGTGGGACGAGAAAATGGCAGCGATGCCACAATGGCCGCGCCGTCCACCCGCGAACTACGGGCAGACCGAAACGGAGCGATTACTCAACGCCACGAAGGTTCTCGCCGCTGAGGCCGATGTGCCTCTGCTCGTATTGCAGCGTCGCATGAGTGAGCAACGCCGCGCAGGGAAGTCATACGACGAATCGCTCACAGCAGCGCTGCGCCGGTAATGGCGGCTGGCCTGTCGCTATCGCGGGCGACGATCACTCCCGACGCTGGTGAACCGTGGGTGAAGGTGTCGATCGTCGTCCGTCAGAACGTCGGCCGGATACGCCGCGGACACGAACTGCTCGCTACCGCCGACGTCGCCGCTGTCGAGCCGGTGTCACGCGGGAAAGAGTGGCGGGTGATGCTCACCGACGGGCAGACGTGGAACGTCAAGAAAGAACGGGGCGGATGCGGATGCGGGGGCGGATAGCGGGACGCGACGACGTGCTCGACCTCGTCATCGACGCGGTCGCCGCCTACCGGATCACCCGGCTCGTCACGTCCGACACGTTCGGTGACCGTCTCCGCGACGCCGTGATCCGATGGGCGTATGACGACCCGACCGCGGAGATGGTCGAGCAGGGCGTCGCCGACCGGCGCGGCTGGCAGGACTACGCCCACGCCGACGACGACCCGCCGAAGGTCGCTGAGCTAGTGACGTGCCCTTGGTGCGCCGGGGTGTGGGTCGGGTTCGGCGTCGTCGCCGCCCGGCGGCTCGCTCCGGGGCTGTGGGGGCCGGTCGCCCGAGCCTTGGCGGTGTCGGCTGTAGCGGCGCAGATCGCGGTCAGGGAGCCGTAACGCGCAATCGCAGGGTTAGCGCGCTATAGTCCCGCGTATGAGGCACCCCACCCCCGACCCCGACGAGGCGGTTATCGCCGCCGCAGAATGGGAAGCGTCCGCAGGGCTCATCGAGCTACCGACGCTCGACGAGCTAGCGGAGGCCCGCGCCGACGCTGCCCGCGACACCGTCGCCCCCGGCCCCACCCCGTTCAAGTAGTCGCCGTGCCGTAGGCTCGCCCCCGATGGCGCGCCGAGGCCGAACCCCGAACGAACCGCGGGCGCTCGTCGCCGCCGCCACCCGTATCCGGCTCGACGACCGCCGCCTCGCCAAGAAGCAAGGGGCACGCCGTCAGGAGTGGCAGAACGACGCGTGGGAATACTTCGACCTGTTTGGCTTCGTGAAACAGGCGATCTGGCTACAGGCCAACAGCCTCGCGAAGGCCCGGTTGTATCCGGCGGTAGCGAATCCCGACGATCCCGACGGTGAACCGATCCCGGTCGACGATCCGACGTCGCCTGTCCCGCCTGACGTCGCCGCCCAATGCAAAGCGGAACTGGCACGGTTGACGGGGCCGCTCGGCGGGCTCCCCGAAATCCTGCGCGAGATGAACATGAACCTCGAAGTACCGGGCGAGGGCTATCTGGTCGGGTACGGCGCACGCGACGAGCAGGTCAACGAACGCACGATGGAGGTCGAACGCGAGGCGCACCCCGAGTCGTGGCAGGTGCGGTCGACATCCGAGGTCACGATCACAGGCGACGGCGTCTACAAAGTCCACGACGACCCGAGCGACAAGCGGGGCACATCGCTCGATCCCGAATATGACACCTGCATTCGGTTCTGGATTCCGCACCCCCGCTACTCGAACATTCCCGACTCGCCTATGCGCGGTGAGCTAGAGGACTTCGAGACGCTGCTCATCCTCACCCGCCAACGACGCGGTGAAGGCAAGTCGCGTCTGCCGGGCGGTCTGCTGCTCATCGACTCGCAGATCACGGCGACGTCGCCGGTCAAGTCGGATCAGGACAACGGCACGAACTCGTCGACGGGCGACATCGTCCTCGACGCGATCGCCGACGCCATCAGCGACGCGATCGAGGACGAATCGTCGGCGGCTGGACTCGCGCCGGTCATGTTGCGGGTGAACGTGCCGCCCGGCAGCGACGTGTCGAAGATGGTCGCGAAGGTCGATATGAGCCGCACGTCGGACCAGTGGCTCGACGGCCGGGTGCAAGCGCTCGTCGAGTCGGTGTCGCGTGGACTGAACCTGCCGATTGAGTCGGTGATGGGTCACCAGCAGACGACGTTCGCGAACGCCGAGCAGGTCAACGACGACAAGTTCTATGACCACACCGAACCGCGGCTCCTGCTGATCTGTGATCTGTTGACGTGCGCGTTCCTGCGCCCACAACTGCTGGCACCCGACGCCGCCGGGCGGGCCGCGCCGCCGCAGTTCGAGCAGTGGGCACCGCAAATCTTCGTGTGGTACGACGCGTCGGCGATCGTCGGGAAACCGGATCGTGCCGCCGGGGCGAACGAGGCGCACGGCAACCTGACGATCAGCGACAGCGCCTACCGGGCGGCTCGCGGGTTCTCCGAGGATGACGCACCCGAACCGCTCGAACTGCTCATCCGGTCGGGGCTGCGGCGCGGCATCCTCACCGCTGACCTCACGAAGGGGCTGCTCGACTTGTTGGGCGTCCCGTTCGAGGTCGAGGCGACACCGAACGCGGTCGGCGGCGACGTCCCGACTGAGGCGACGTCGACGTACCGTGAACTGGCGGCGCTCCTGCTCGCGCAGCATCAGGCGCAGCAGGCGGACGACGTGATCGACGTTGACGCGACGACCGCGGCGGCGATGACGCTCGACGAGCTAACCGACTCGTTCGTGCGGAGCCCGCCGACCGTGAACGGCAACGGGAACGGGCAGGCGGCGATCGCCCCGGCGGTGTTGGAGCGGGTCGTCGAGCGGAACCCCGGTCGGACGCTCATGGACATCGACCGCGACCTGCGAACGAAACTGCTGGTGCTCTGCTCGACCGCCATGAGCCGGGCGTTGGAGCGGGCCGGGAACCGAGCGAAGAACGCTCTACCGCAGGCGAAGGTGCTCGTCCGCAACGTGTCACCGACGCTTGTGTGCGCGACGCTCGGCCCGTCGATCATCGCCGCGGGGGGGCTCGACGACAGTGCGCTGCTCGACGGGGCGTTCGACGAGATCGAGGACCAGTACATGCGGTGGGGCGCGTCGGCGCAGCGGGAAGCGTTGGACCTCGCCGCCGATCTCGGTTCGGGGTTGTCGACGGCGCAGCGCGACGCCTACGGGTTGCGGCAGGCCGACGACCTCGCCGAAGGCTGGCAATGGCTCAAGGAGCAGTTGACGACGCAGGCGCAGGCCCGCATGTTCGACCCGACCCCGACCGCGCCACCGCTCGGCGAGTTCGACCCGGACCTGAACGTCCCGCCGGGAATGATCCGACAGTCGATCACTCGCGCCGGGGGGACGATCGGCGTCGAAACGAAAGGCGCGGGCGACGCGTTCGTGTCGTTGCGCAACGGTGGCGAACCGGCGGGCGGTATCGGGACCGGCGAAGTGATCCGCGACGCGATCGGCGCGACCGGGTCCAGCGTCGAGGCGTACCAGTGGGTGTACGGACCGGCGATGCGTAAGCACCCGTTCGAGCCGCACGTCGCGCTCGACGGGTTGGTGTTCCGCAACTTCGACGACGACGTCCTCGCCAACAACGACGGATTCCCCGACTACGGGTACTTCTTTCCCGGTGACCACGCCGGGTGTATCTGCGACTTCGAGCCGATCGTCGTCGACGCATCCGAACTAGCAGCAGACGACGAGACGCTCGTCGCAATCGAGCAGGAGGCTTAGGCCATGTTCACGATCCGCCAGCAGGCTGACAAGTGGGAGTTGCTCGACGCCGACGGCGAGATCGTCGCGTCGCACGACACGTACCCGCTCGCGGTCGTCGATCTCGCTGGGCGACTCGCGTTCGCGCTCGCCGAAGGCGACGACACCGACGAGCCCGACGATGAGATGCCGATGGGTGAAGCCGGTCTGCTAGCGGAGACGTGGCGCGCCGACCTCTGTTTCGCCGAGGACACAGGCGACGGGCGCGACTTCTCGAACGTGACGTGGACGGAAAGCGATCCGAATACGTCGACGCTGCCGCTCATGCTGCAAACCGAGACGGAGATGGCGCACTTCGGCGCGAAGCTCGCCGGGTTTTTCACGGCCATCGACACCGACACCGACGCGCCGACCGGGGAGGGCAGGTTCTACGACACCGACGAGGGCCGCGAGCTGCGGGACATGCTGCTCGACGGTCGCCGGTTCGGGGTGTCCGTCGATCCCGGCGCGGTCGCCGCCGAGTTCACGTGCACCGAAGAGGACGACGACGGGTTCTGCGTCGACGGGACCGTCGACTTCACCGAGTACGAGATCATCGGTGTGACGGCGACACCGTTCCCGGCGTTCGCTGAGGCGTACATCGAGCTTGACACCACGGCTGCTGAGGGAGAGCAGATCGAACCTGTTGCGGCGTCTGCCGGTGAGCATGGGCCCGAACTGGTTTTCACGAGCGGTACGGATAGCACTGGTTTTGTGTGGACAGTGTCCGCTTCCGCTACACCGACTCGCCCGCCGCGCTGGTATTTCGACGACCCCCGGCTGGCGATGCCGACACCGCTCACGATCACCGACGGCGGGCATGTTGTCGGTCACGTCGCGGCGTGGGGCACCTGCCATGTTGGGTCCGAGCGGTTGTGTATCGTCCCGCCGAACAGCCGCCTGTCATACGCACGGTTCTACGGGCGCGCCGACGACTCGGCCGCGCCGCACGGCGTCGAGTGCGACGACGGCACGCACGTCACGACGGGCGCGTTGACGTGGGGTATCCCGCACGCCGACCTCACCATGCCGATGATCCGAGCGCAGGACCACTACGCGAACAGCGACCACGGTTGGGCCGACGTCGTCGCAGGCGAGGATGAGCACGGCATCTGGATTGCCGGTGCTCTACGCCCGCACGTCACCGACGACGACATCCGGGTGCTGCGGGCGTTGTCGCTGTCCGGGGACTGGCGGCACGACCACGAGACAAACGGGCTCGAAATGATCGCGGCGCTCGCGGTGAACACGCCGGGGTTCCCGATCCCGCGGGCTGTCGTTGCGTCGGGTATGGCGATCGTGCAGCCGCAGGTGCGGGCCGGGATCGGCGCAGGGCTACAGCAGACGGCGCTGGTGGCGTCGGGGATCGTCATTCCCGCTCGGTTCGCGAACATCGGCATACGGAACGCGGGGCTCACCCGGCAGCCGTGCGACTGTGACGAGCCGCCCGCCGCCGACCGTCTGGACCGGATCGAGGCGTCGCTGGCGCTGCTCGAACGACGCACCCGGCATCTGACGGGACCGGCGATCGACCACGTCGCCGAACGATTCGGGAACGCCGCGCCGCCCGCCAGCTATCACCCGCGTTAGGCCGCTATGCGCTAGAGTCTCAGGTGCCCGCTGTCGTGGCGGGCGTCCCTAACCTGAGAGGAAGCACCCCGATGGAAGTAACGCTGGTGGCCGACGGTCACCCCGACGTCAACGGCATGGGCATGCTCATGCACAACGACCGCCTATCTGACCCGCTTGACACGATTACGCGAGCGATCGGTCGACTGACGAGCAAGAGCAAAAAGACGCTCGCTAACCATGAGGACATCTCGTACCTCGAATGGCACGGCGGGCTTTACACGACCGAACGGATCGAGGCGTCCGAAAAGGGCGATCTCGTTATCCCGCCCGGTGTTGTCGCGACGATCCCGGCGTGGAACATGGTGCGCTGTTTGCAGGAGGGCGCGACGCGACACAAGCGTGGCAAGGACGTCCCCCGCGGTGTTCACCCGCTGGCGCAGTTCGCGACGCTGACGTACGACGGTCCCGATGAGATCGAGCAGCTATGGAAGTCGGGCGGGTTCTTTCTGCGTAAGCCAGTCGGCGTACGCGGGAAGCGCACACCGCGCACCCGGCCGCTGTTTATGCCGTGGCGGGCGTCGCTACGCTCT